ACTTAATGTAGATACACCTGAAAGAGGTCAAGAGAACTATAAAGAAGCTACCGACTTTACTAAATCGTGTGTAGAAGGCAAGAAGATATACGTACAGACATACAAGAGCGATGTTTTCGGTAGGTATCTCGCTAATGTGTGGTACGAGAACGGGCAACGTAGTTTGAATGATGAGTTAAGAAATGCAGGGCTTTTGAAAGAGAATTCTAAATGGAATGAGGGATAAGGAATGGCAGAAATAACTAAAGAACAATTATTAGAATTTATCAGGAATAAAGACTTAGATTTAGACGAAAGCTATCCGCGTAGTGATTGGTGGAAGTTCAGAGATGAACGCGACTCATACAAAAAAACAACGAGATGAACTCATCAATGATATGGCAGAAACGAAAAGGAAAGCAGAGGCGTGGAATAAGTTAAAAGAAGAAAGGATTAATGACTATAAAAAATATAGCAACAGGTTGGAGGAAGTATGGGAGTTTGATTTTATAAGTAGACCGATTGAAAACTATTTAGGCGAAATGGAAATAATATTACAACGCATGGACGAACTCGACGGAAAAAATGAGTTTCAAAATTTATTAAGTGATTTGGAGCGTGGTAGTGATGAAAATCAATGAATCATTAAAGAAATTAGAAGAAAAAGGTTACAGAGTTGATGAAGATAAAGCTATTTTTAATTTAGAAGATGGTTCTCTAGAAATCTACATCGACCATGATGAAAAAACAATAAAAACAGAATTACATGATTTAAATGTATTTGTGTCAGAAGATTTAAAAGATAGAAGTATGGAGAGCGTTATGTATGAATTAGCTGGTATTGATGAGGAGGAAAAATAAATGACTAACACATTAGAAATTAAATTATTATCAGAAAACGCGACTATGCCGAAGAGAGATAGATTAGATGCTGGGTACGATATATATTCAGCAGAAACAATAATACTTGAGCCACAGGAGAAAGCAGTAATTAAAACAGATGTAGCAGTAAATATTCCAGAGGGGTATGTAGGGCTATTAACGTCAAGAAGTGGTGTAAGTAGCAAGACACATTTAGTGATTGAGACTGGCAAAATTGATGCAGGCTTTCAGGGTAATCTAGGGATTAATATTAAGAATGATTGCCAATATTATCACAAAGAAGATAATTATTACAAAGATATTAAAGGAGATATTAATTACTCAGATGTACGTTTTGATTTGGGCGCTTATAAAATCAACAAAGGCGACAAACTAGCTCAACTGGTCATCGTACCTATTTGGACGCCAGAGTTAAAAGAAGTAGAGGAGTTTAGCAGTGAGTCAGAGAGAGGGACAGACGGATTTGGATCAACAGGATTCTAAAGACATAGTAGCAGAGATTAAAAGAATATTAGGTAAGGAGTGAGCAGGTTGATTAAACGAATATTAAAGATTTGGTTTACTATCGCTATGTATGAGTTAGGTAAATGGATTGGTAGAGAAGTGTATTATAAGTTAACTGCAAATGATGAGGTGGAAGTGCCTAAGGACTTCGACGAGAATGACCACGCTCATTTAAATGGCATATACGGAGGTTATTAAATATTGGGTGAAATTATATATATGATTACAATTATAACATTGTCTATAGTCTTTGTTTTAATGGAGATATTTATAATATATCTTTTTGTTGAAGGAATTAAATACAAGGAATATGTAACGATTGGGTTTTCCGTTACCATGTTTTTACTTTCTATCTTGCTATTTTTACACTTTTTATATTTTGGGATTTTAGGAGGTTATTAATGTGATTTGGATAAGTTTTTCATCGGTAATAATTGTGTTAGTACTGTGTATTTTTGCTATATATAAGTGGATTAAAGCAGAGAAAAGAGTTAATGAGTTACAGGAAGATAAACATGGATTGCAATTAGATAAGTTACATTTAGAAAGAGAGGTATCTTGGTTGAAAAATAAGGATAATAAAAACAACATAGGCAAATACGTGGTTGAGTTAAAAAAAGGAGTATATTTAGTGAAAAAATATATAGGTAGTTATGGAAACACATGCATAATCACTGACAATGTATTTGAAGCTTTATCTTACGACGATTTATATTCAGCTAAAGAAGATGCATGTAGTTTTAACGGACGTGTACTAGAACACAAACCTAATTTAGAGGTGGTCAAACAATGTGGGGCGTAATAGCAATCATTATATTAGTTTTACTACTATTTGGCTCTATACTTGAACAGAATGATCTAAAACATCAGTTAGAAGTGAAAGATTATGAGATTAAGACCTTGAAAGATAAGTTGGAGAATGGAGGGTAAGTGATGTTTTATAAATCCAAGTGGATTAAATTAAAAACTCTAGTTCTTAGTTTAATTTTGATGATGCAAAACGATAAAGACCGTAGTACCCATGTTAAAATCGGTGAAATTGTAGCTTTAGAAAGTATATTAAGTAAAATGGATGAATATGACGGCGGTAATGATTTTCAAAATTTAAAGTATGAAGAATACAAAAAGCGAATTAATAAAAAAGGAAACTAAAGGAATGGAGGGTAAGTATGATAACGATTGAACGACACGATATAAAGAAACTAGAAGATTATATCAAGAACATAGAGCGTTACAGACGAGAGTTAAAAGTAAGAGAGTATGAACTACTAGAAAACCACGAACCCGAGAATGTAGGAGCAGGTAAGAGTAATATACCAGGCAATCCTATCGAGAGAGAATCAATTAAGAAGTTAAGTGACAATCGTTATAACAACTTACGTAACATTGTAAAAGGTGTAGATAAACTTATTTATGAATCTGACGAAGATACACAAGACTTAATGCGTTTGAGATACTGGGAATGTCCTATAGGTTGTAGTGAATGGGAGGATATAGCTGACTACTTCGGTACAAGTAAGACAAGTATATTAAGACGACGTGACGCAATGATAAATAGATTGGCAGAATTTATAGGTTATGTGTAAGGTGGACTTTTGAAGTGTGTAAGTCCGTTTATAATCGGTGTATTATGATATTGTAAGAATTACCTCACAAGACATAGTGTTTATCCTTTCGCACTATGGTGGGGTATTCAATATTGAAGTGATTGGATAAGTGTTTATCGTCTTTGATTAGACGTTGCGCGTCCGATTGCTTAACTATCCGTCAGTGTGGCGGGTAGTTTTATTGAATCTTACAACACGGCTTCCGATACGATGATATGAATACTTGACATGTAATTTTTCCTCTCCCTTAATTAGTTATCCGTGAGAACACACGGGTAACTTATTTTTATGTATTGATGTGACATAGAGGTGTGACATGAGTACATAAACTCAAATAAATAACAAAACATAATCATTAGGCACTGTTTACGCAGTGTCTTTTTTATACGTCAAACAAAGGTGCTTAACCGTGAGAGTAGGTGGTAATATACGATGACGAAACTGAACCTTAAACAACAAACATTTGTTGATGAGTACATTAAGACAGGTACTGCTTATCAATCGGCAATCAAGGCTGGTTATAGTGAGAAATACGCAAAATCAAGTAGTCATAAATTGTTGGAAAATGTGGGAATAAAAGCAGAGATAGACAAACGAATGGAAAAACTGAAAAAAGATGCAATTGCAGACCAAGACGAAATACTTCAATATCTCACTTCTGTATTACGTGGGGAAATAACAGACCAAGAACTCATACCGATTGGAATTGGTAGAGGGGAAATGGAAGTAGAGTCTTTAGAAAAACGATCAGATACTAACGCTAGAACTAAAGCTGCAGAATTATTAGGTAAGCGATATATGATGTGGACAGACAAGCAACAAATCGAAACGACTGCGACGGTACAGTTCAATGACGATATCGATTAATCTATCCGAACTGTTACCTAAACACTTTCATGGACTGTGGAAAGCTACTAAGGACAAAGAGAAACTCAACATAGTAGCTAAAGGTGGACGTGGTAGTGGTAAGTCGTCTGATATATCTATCATCATTACACAGTTAATCATGCGCTATCCTATGAATGCAGTTGTAGTACGTAAGACGGATAATACATTAGCTACATCAGTATTTGAACAAATCAAGTGGGCGATAGAAGAACAAAAGGTGTCGCACCTATTCAAAGTTAAAGTGTCGCCAATGGAAATCACATACGTACCTAGAGGGAATCGAATTATCTTTAGAGGGGCACAGAACCCTGAACGATTAAAGTCGTTAAAAGATAGTCGATTCCCTTTTTCTATCATGTGGATAGAGGAGTTGGCAGAGTTTAAAACGGAAGATGAAGTCACTACAATTACTAACTCTATGTTACGTGGTGAATTAGACGACGGGTTATTTTACAAGTTTTTCTTTAGTTACAACCCACCTAAGAGAAAACAATCGTGGGTTAACAAAAAATACGAAACCTCATTCCAACCGGACAATACATTCGTACACCATTCGACGTACTTAGATAATCCTTTTATATCTAAACAATTCATACAAGAGGCAGAGAGTGCTAAAGAACGTAACAAACAACGTTATCGTTGGGAATATATGGGTGAAGCTATTGGTAGTGGTGTTGTGCCGTTTAACAACTTGCAAATAGAGAAGATACCTGATGACTTATACAAGACATTCGATAATATACGTAATGCAGTTGACTTTGGTTACGCTACTGATCCGTTAGCATTTGTACGTTGGCACTATGATAAGAAGAAACGTATTATCTACGCAGTTGATGAACACTATGGTGTACAAATAAGCAATAGAGAGTTTGCTAACTGGTTAAAACGTAGAGGTTATCAATCAGATGAGATATACGCAGATAGCGCTGAACCGAAATCAATTGCAGAATTAAAACAAGAACATGGTATCAAGCGTGTTAAAGGTGTGAAGAAAGGTCCTGACAGTGTAGAGCACGGAGAACAATGGCTTGATGATTTAACTGCTATTGTGATAGATCCAAACAGAACACCTAACATAGCAAGAGAATTTGAAAACATCGACTATGAAACTGATAAAGATGGTAATGTCAAACCGAGATTAGAAGATAAAGACAACCATACGATAGACGCCACTAGATACGCCCTAGAGCGTGACATGAGGCAGAATAAACTTAGCATACTTACGTAAACGAGGTGATTAGCATTAACTGGCCATGGGACAAACCATATCACGAACAAGTGGTAGAACAAATCAAACCGAAGTATGAAACGCAAGAAGAAATGATATTGCGCTTGGTTAGAGAACATAAAGAGAATATAGACAATATCACAATGGGCGAAAGATATTATAATCATCACCCAGATATATTAGACGCTCCTCCCAAAAGAGATGTGAATGGCGACTATGACGAAACTAAACCAGACTGGCGCATGTATACTAACTACCATCAAAACTTAGTAGACCAGAAAGTAGCTTATGCAGTAGCTAATCCAGTGACATTTGGTGTAGAAAACGACAAAGCGTTAAAACAAATACAACATACACTTAATCACAAGTGGGATGACAAGTTAGTAGATATATTAACTGCTGCAAGTAATAAAGGTATCGAATGGGTTCAACCTTATGTAGATGAAGAGGGAGAATTTAAAACATTTCGTGTACCTGCAGAACAAGCTGTACCTATTTGGACTAATAAAGAAAGAGATGAACTGCAAGCGTTTATCCGTGTATATGAATTAGACGGAGCAGAACGCGTTGAGTATTGGACTAAAGATGATGTGACATTCTATGAGTTGAAAGAAGGACAACTGATCCCTGATTTCTATCGTAGTGAAGATCATATACAACCTCATTATTATCAAGGTAATAAATTGATGAGTTGGGGACGTGTTCCTTTTATTCCGTTCAAGAACAACCCGCAAGAAGTATCTGACTTATTCATGTATAAAACAATCATAGACGCGTTAGATAAGCGATTATCAGACACACAAAACACTTTTGACGAATCAGTAGAGTTAATCTATATCTTAAAAGGTTATGAAGGTGAAGATATGAAAGACTTCATGCATAACCTTAAATACTATAAAGCAATTAGTGTTGCAGGGGAAAGTGGTTCCGGCGTAGACACTATCAAAGTAGAAGTGCCTATTGACTCTGTTAAGGAATACACGAAGATGTTACGTGATTACATTATAGAGTTTGGACAAGGTGTAGACTTCCAACAAGATAAATTTGGCAATAGTCCAAGTGGTATCGCGCTTAAATTTATGTACAGTAACTTAGACTTAAAAGCTAACAAGCTAAAGAATAAAACACTTACTGCATTACAAGAGTTATTGCAGTACATTATCGACTTCTACAGATTAGATGTGAAAGTGCAAGACATCGAGATTACATTCAACTTCAATGTAATGGTTAATGAGTTAGAAAACTCTCAAATTGCTATGAATTCTACAGGCTTATTGTCTAAAGAAACTATTCTATCTAATCACGCTTGGGTTGAAGATCCTGTAGCTGAAATGGAGAGAATAGAACAAGAAAATATAGAACTCAATCAACAACTCCCTGACATTGAGGAGGGATTGAATGGCGAACAACAAAGACAATCCGAAGATAACCAACCAGAATGACATCGACAATTACATCGACAAACTGATTAATCAAGCAGAGAAAGAAATCGAAATACTATTTGCTAAACGTTTGAAAGAAATCAAACAGATTATTGTGAATATGTACGAAAAGTACGATAGAGATGAACCGCAAGTAACATGGACTGAATTTAATAAATACAACAGGCTCAACAAAGAACTTAACCGTATAGGACAGATGTTGTCACAAGACTATAGAGAGGTTGCTAAGGCTATCAAACAGTCGCAACAGAACGTCTATATTGAAAAGTACATGATGAGCCTATTTTTGTATGAAATGGCAAGTCAAACGTCTATGAGTTTTGATATACCCACCACACAAACGATACAGACAGCTATAGAACAACCTATTGAGTTTATTAAGTTAGTGCCTACACTACAAAAACATCGTGATGATACATTGAAGCGTATTCGTATGCATATCACACAAGGCATTATGAGTGGAGAGGGCTATTCTAAGATAGCTAAAGCGTTAAGAGATGACTTAGGAATGGCAAAGGCTCAATCAGTAAGAGTAGCACGTACAGAAACAGGACGCGCATTGTCACAAGCAGGATTAGATAGTGCAATGGTAGCTAAAGATAATGGACTCGATATGAAAAAACGTTGGTATGCTACTAAAGACACACGCACACGTGATACACATAGACACTTAGACGGCACTTCAGTCGATATTGAAGATAACTTTCATTCTAGTGGTTGTGTAGGTCCTGCACCTAAGTTATTTGTAGGTGTAGCTAGTGCAAAAGAGAACATCAATTGTCGTTGTAAGCTTCTTTATTACATAGACGAAGATGAATTACCTACAACGATGAGAACTAAAGAAGATGGCGTAATACCTTTCACTAACTATAGAGAGTGGGAGAAGAATAAACGGAAAGGTAGTGTCTGATTATGAGCGAAGATAATTTAATTAAGTTATATTTCTTAAAAGATTACATTCTTGTTATTCACTCAGACGGTAGTGAAGAAAGTATAAAGAAGGTGTTTAGATGGAGTTTAACGTAAAGGTTAATATTGACGCTGATGAAGCAATTGAGAAATTAGAGCGTATCAAACAACTATATGAAGAAATTAACCGATTAAAGAACGATAGATCAGTTGTAAAGGTAGGAATAAGCAACGAAGCTAACACAGAACAAATTAAAAATCACATTAATAAAAGTAATGCTGAAAATGCAAATTTTAACTTATTCTAGCTAACACTAAAATGTGTTGGCTATTTTTTATGCCCAAAAATGCTCAAGGCGTTAAAAGGTGCAAACTCATGGTGGATAAGACCACCGTAATAAAAAATGTGAGGAGTAGTAATAATGAAAAGAGAATTTTTACGTGGTTTAGGTTTGGAAGAGGAAACAGTTCAAAAGATTGTAGATGAACATCATGACACTTTGCGTGATTTTAAAAATAAAGCTGAGAAGACAGAATCATTGCAAGAGCAACTTGATAAAGCAAACAAAGAACTGGATAATCGTGACAAACAAATCACTGACCTTCAAAAGGCTAAAGATGGGGATAATCAAGAACTTAAAGATAAGTTAGCAAACTATGAAAAAGAAAATGCCCAATATAAAGCTGATATGAAGGAGTTAAAACTTAATAACGCTGTTAAGTTGGCGGTTGCTAAAGACGCAAACGACGCCGACGACATTCTAGCTTTCATCAACAAAGATGAGTTAGAACTACAAGATGACGGCAATGTTAAAGGTTTAGATAAAGCGATTGAATCGTTAAAAGAGTCTAAGCCTTATTTATTTGCTGAAAGTAAACCAAGTGGACGCACACCAGACGACGGTAAAAACGTAAATGGTGGGATTACACAAGAAGAATTTAACAATATGAGTGTCGCAGAGAGAACTAATCTATTTGTTAATGATAGAAAAACTTACGACACTCTAATAAACAATTAGAAAAGAGGTAATAACATATGGCACAAGGAACAACAACTAAAAGTACACAAATCGTTCCAGAAGTATTAAAACCTATGATGCAAGCAGAATTAGATAAGAAATTGAGATTTGCACAATTTGCAGACATTGACAGTACATTAGTAGGACAACCAGGTGACACTTTAACTTTCCCTGCATTTGTTTACAGTGGCGATGCTACAGTAGTACCTGAAGGACAAAAAATCCCTGTAGACAAAATTGAAACTAACAGACGTGAAGCTAAAATTCATAAAATCGGTAAAGGTACTGATATTACTGATGAAGCTTTATTGTCTGGTTATGGTGACCCTCAAGGAGAAGCAGTACGTCAACACGGCTTAGCCATTGCTAACAAAGTAGATAACGACGTATTAGAAGCTTTACGAGGCACGAAATTAACAGTTAGTGGAGATATTGGTACATTAGCAGGTTTAGAAGCTGCTATTGATACATTTGACGATGAAGATTTAGAACCAATGGTATTATTCATTAACCCTAAAGACGCTGGCAAGTTACGTTCTAGTGCTTCTTCAAACTTCACTCGTGCAACTGAATTAGGCGATAACATTATCGTTAAAGGTGCGTTTGGCGAAGCGTTAGGAGCTGTTATTGTACGTTCTAAGAAATTAGATGAGGGCGAAGCTATTTTAGCTAAACGTGGTGCAGTTAAATTAATCACTAAACGTGATTTCTTCTTAGAAACTGACCGTGATCCTTCAACTAAAACAACTGCTTTATACAGTGATAAACA